CAAATTGATGAACTCAAAATGTGGATGAGTCAACCGCGCCCACTAGGACCAGATGCAGAAGATGTAACAGATGTATTGTTCAACTTAATCGGCGATGATGCATTGTTTGACCAACTGGCAGCAATGGCCCAAGAAGATCCCACAGCAGATGCAGTACCACTGGTACAAGCCTGGGTTGACCGTAACGAAGACCGCCTACCTGAACTTGCCGAACTGTCAAGTGCGTTAAAACAACCAGCAGAGCCAGTGGCTGAGCCAGTGCCGGTGCAGGAACCAGCAGTACAACCTGAGCCAGCAGAAGCACCTCCTCCAGATCAGGTTGCACCGGTAGCACCAGTAGCAGAAGGTGACGATCTATCCACATTTGAAGAAGTAGATGAGGACGTTGTGAGTCCTCGATTTGCAGGTGTGCAACAGACTAAACATGCTGACGGTAGCCAAACTACAAACTATCAACAAGGCCCCTTGCAAACTACAAACAAAGTAGATGCACAAGGAAAGCCTATTAAAAGTAAATCAAGTTATGATCTCGGCGTTGCTAAAGTTGACTCAGAACAAGATCATGTTACTGGTATTAAATCAACTGAAGTCGCTCCAAGAGTTGGAGACGGCACTGACACTGACGCAACCCTTGCGGCAGCACATCAACTAATGCCAACGTCCGCTGTTGCAGCAGCACGTGGCGCTGATCCAAATAAATTTGCAGCTTTTCAAAAGCAAAATCCCACAGCGGTAAAAGAATCATCCGACGGCAGTTACGAAACACAATTGGCAAGAATAAAATCATTGAGTTTGCTCAAATGACATAAATAACATTGACACAGAGACAGAAAGCGCATATACTACACTGTGTTTGCGCTTTTTCATTTGTGGCACAGGCAACACAATCTAAATCATTAGATAGGCATTTTACATAGGCATTTACAGGAGAAACACTATGGCAACTTTATCAGAAATTCGAGCAAGACTACAGGCAGCAGAAAACAAAGGCAAAACATCCACAGGTGGAGGCGATAATTCAATTTATCCACACTGGAACATGGATGAAGGACAAGCCGCAACCTTCCGATTCTTACCGGATGGCAATACCAAAAACACATTCTTCTGGGCCGAACGGGCCATGATTCGACTGCCCTTCAACGGCATCAAAGGAGAAATGGAATCCAAACAAGTTATGGTACAAGTTCCTTGCATGGAAATGTGGGGAGAAACTTGTCCAATCCTTACTGAAGTACGTCCTTGGTTCAAAGACAAGAGTCTTGAAGAAATGGGTCGTAAGTATTGGAAAAAACGCAGTTATATCTATCAAGGTTTTGTGCGCGACAATCCGCTCGCTGACGACAAAACTCCAGACAATCCCATCCGTAAGTTTGTGATTGGGCCTCAGATCTTTGCAATCATCAAAGGTGCATTGATGGATCCAGAATTGGAAAACTTGCCAACTGATTACACAGCTGGTCTAGACTTCCGTATTGCAAAAACTCAAAAGGGCGGCTATGCTGATTACAACACCAGCAAGTGGGCACGTAAAGAGTCTGCACTGACTGAAGCTGAACAAGCAGCAGTTGAAAAGTATGGTTTGTTTGATCTCAGCACATTCTTGCCCAAGAAGCCTACATCAGTGGAACTCAACGTGATCAAGGAGATGTTTGAAGCCAGCGTGGATGGCCAACCATTTGATTCTGAACGTTGGGGACAATACTATCGCCCAGCTGGAATGAGTGCCCCATCCGGAACAGCGGCTGCGGCAGATGTTGATGAAGATACACCAGTGTCTAAGCCAGCGTTCAAGCCAGCAGCTACAGCACCGGTGGCAAATGACTTTGATGACGAACCAGCAATGGCATCAGCACCTGTGTCTAAGTCAGCAGAAGGCAGCAGAAAGGCCGAAGACATTTTGGCCATGATACGCTCGCGCACTGCCAAGTAAGCAACCACAGAACACAGAGAGGACCTCTCTGTGTTCTTTTGTAATACAACACCAAGAGAAATTGCGTAAAAGCACAGTTCGCCTACCTATTTTTCAGGCAAACTATGTTCACGTGGGTATATCTCTAATAGATGTAGATCAAACTATATCTAAAAATTATAAATTATTAAAGGATAAAAGAAATGTCTAAGCCCTTCGATGTTAGTAAGTTTAGAAAAGAAATTACCAAGTCAATTGAGGGATTGAGCATTGGTTTCAACGACCCAACCGACTGGGTGTCTACTGGCAACTTTGCATTGAACTATTTGATCTCTGGAGACTTCAATAGAGGTATTCCATTGGGCAAAGTTACTGTTTTTGCAGGCGAGTCAGGTGCAGGCAAAAGTTATATCTGTAGTGGTAACATTATCAAGAACGCACAAGCACAGGGCATCTATGTAGTGCTAGTGGATAGTGAAAACGCACTAGATGAGGATTGGCTCAAAGCACTGGGCGTGGATACCAGCGATTCAAAATTGCTTAAACTAAGCATGGCCATGATTGATGATGTGGCCAAAGCCATCTCCACATTCATGATTGATTACAAGGCATTGCCCGATACTGATCGTCCTAAGGTCATGTTTGTTATTGATTCATTGGGGATGTTGCTCACGCCCACTGATGTGAATCAGTTTGAAGCAGGCGAGATGAAAGGTGACATGGGCCGCAAACCCAAGGCACTTACTAGTTTGGTACGTAACTGTGTGAATATGTTTGGTTCATACAATGTGGGATTGGTTTGTACCAATCACACTTATGCAAGTCAGGACATGTTTGATCCGGATGATAAGATATCCGGAGGTCAAGGCTTTATCTATGCCAGCTCAATTGTTGTGGCCATGAAGAAACTCAAGCTCAAAGAAGATGAGGATGGCAACAAGATTTCAGATGTTATGGGTATCCGTGCTGCTTGCAAAGTAATGAAAACACGCTATGCCAAACCTTTTGAAGGTGTGCAGGTAAAGATTCCGTATGAAACAGGTATGAGTCCATACTCGGGTATGGTGGATCTCATGGAGAAGCGCAACATGCTGAAGAAAGAAGGCAATAGTTTAGTGTTTGTTACTACTGACGGTGAGATTATCAAGAAGTTTCGCAAGAAGTGGGAGGCCAATGAGGAAGGCTGCTTGGACCGTGCAATGGCGGATTTTGGAAATCACAGGGAAGAGGTAAGTACCCAGGAGGAGACAGCAGAATGAATGAAGCAGTAGCAGTGGCCAGCGAAGTCTGGTCCGAACTCAAAAGATATGTAAATACTGTCGATCGAAATGAGGCAGCCGAAACTATAGTTGCAATCTTGGTCGATAATGATTGTGATGTTGATGACATCAAAAATGCATTCAAAGGTGATTCAGACATTAAACGTGCTCTAACAGCATACCTTGACAATGACAAGAGCTATGAGGACGAGGATGAAGAAGCTGAAGAAGAAGATTATCACGCCGACGACTGGGAAAACTAATGTGGTATAGTCGTGTGGTAGCTGATCTTTCAGCCATTCCAGATTTTATCACATACTACGAGACAGAACTAGTAGCGGCTCAAAATGATTGCAGGATCCGTGGTGTTTTAGAAAAGAACATCACAGCTCTTCCGGGCATTACAGAACAACGATTTAATCAGCTACAGGAAGTTGAGGCAGTGTTGAACTATCTCAACATACAACTGCGCAAGATACGTAGAAAACATTACAAGAAATATCTTGAAGCATATGCTCGCGCACTTACCAGTAGAGATGCTGAAAAGTATGCCGAAGGTGAAGATGAAGTAATTGATTATGAAACCATAATTAACGAAGTGGCATACTTGCGCAATCGTTGGCTGGGTATTCTCAAAGGTCTAGACAGCAAACAATGGCAAATGGGCCACGTGGTTAAACTTCGTGCCGCAGGCATGGAAGATATTACAGTGTGACTGACGTTTGTGATACATAATATTATGAAACGTACTGCATTTATAACAGGCATGACCGGCCAGGACGGTCCATATCTTGCCAAGCTATTGGTTGAAAAAGGCTATCATGTGCATGGCCTTGTGAAACGATACTCAAACCCAAACCTAGACAATATCAAGTGGTTAGGGATAGAAAACGATATTGAGTTAGTCACTGGAGATATCACTGACGAGAACAACATGAATCATCTCATGCAAACTCTTAAACCTGCTGAAGTGTATAATCTTGCAGCACAGAGTTTTGTAGGTTCAAGTTGGGATCTCAACAAACTCACAACAGAAGTGAACTCAATTGGAGTACTGAATTTGCTCAATTCTATTCGTACTCACAACCCCAATGCACGGTTTTATCAAGCCAGCACAAGTGAAATGTTTGGTAACGCCACAGAAGCTGGGCAGCAAGGAGAAACTACACCTTTCCGCCCCCGCAGTCCGTATGGAGTCAGCAAACTGTATAGTCATTGGATGACCATAAACTTTCGTGAAAGTTATAGTCTCTATGCTTGCTCAGGTATCTTGTTCAATCACGAAAGTCCATTACGTGGCCGTGAGTTTGTTACACGCAAAGTAACTGATGGAGTTGCACGTATCAAACTAGGATTAGAGCAATCTATTACATTGGGCAATCTTGATGCACTTCGAGATTGGGGATTTGCTGGTGACTTTGTAGAAGCCATGTGGCTGATGTTGCAACAACCAGAAGCCAGAGACTACGTTATTTCCACAGGTGAACAGCATAGCATCAGAGAACTATGTGACATTGCATTTGGTCATGTGGGTATTGATGATTGGCAATCCATGATCAAATCAGATCCTAGATTCAAACGTCCTGCTGAACTTCATAGCCTATGTGGTGATTCAACTTCGGCTAGAGATTTACTAGGATGGAAACCGCGTACTGATTTTGCCACTATGATACGCAGCATGGTAGATGCTGATTTAGCTAGACTGCAATCTACCTAGCAATCTTCCAATTGGCGCACCGGTAGCAATCTCTCCCAGAGTCCACTCTGTGTGACATAAATCATCTAACCACACTGCTCTATCAGGCATGTGTGGTTTTTCTATTTGAGCATAGTCTAAGTTGGCCACAGGTGCTGCCATTGAGTATGCACCTACAAATGCCGGTACACCATCTATAATAGCTTGACTACCAGGACCAGAATTTTCATTAACAACCGCCCAGGCATTGTTTAAATTTGATCTGAAATCAAATTCATCATAAGTTCCACGCAATGACAGTGGTATTTGAAACTTCACGCCCATCTTTGGTTGTAGTTTTTGCCTAGGATGAGGTCTTACCACAATGGCACGATCAGTATGTTCACGCAGCTTGGCAATGGTCTGATCTAACCATTGTTGTGCAGGAGGCAGTCCGGCCCATTGTTCACTGTCGGTGCGTTGCATGGCTATCAAGATATGATCGCCTTGATGCCAGGGTTGTAATCGCACCGCTAGTTTTTTTGCTCGACCAGGTTCAATCCCTTCGCCGAACCAGGCACGAGCATTTACACCATTGATACCCATTTTCCAAGTCACGCCGCGATTTAGTTGTCCTACTTCTAACACAATCACTGGT